AAACGTGCCCGACTGCACCAGCCTGAGGTTCAGATCGCCCACCTGAAACACCCGGTCGCGTAGCTTCTTGATGGCGATCCCGAAGCCGGTCCTCTGCGCGCGTTCCGTTTGACCGGTAATCGGGGGTGTCGGATCGCAGAACAGGGCCACATCGAAGAGGTCGACGGCGCCCACCTCGGCGGTCCCGAAACGGTCCCACCAGGCGGCGATGAAGGCGCTCCAGCCCGCGCCCTCGCTGTCGGAGGCCTCCATCATCTCGTCGAGATTGCCTAGGAAACCTGGAATGCCGGCGACCTCGAGCACACCACCGATGATTTGCGCCCAGTTCTCGTAGGAGCCGATGGTGCGTGAGGCGCGCGGTTTTCCCGTGGCGATCCAGGCCTGACAGAGCGTCAAGCAGGCGGCGACGAGACGCGGGCGATTGGCGCGCACCCAGGTCATCAGATCGGGATGGCGGAAATCCGTGCGCTGCCATGGCCGCTCGACATGCGGATCGAGCCGGATGCGCACAAGGCGTCGCGCCATCTCGTTGGAGAACTCGGGATTGTTGCCGGTGGCGATCCACAGGCAGCGGATCGGCAGCCGCGCCATCTCCGAGGCGCCGAGAATGCGGTCCTCCCAAAACGGCGCGGTGAGAGCCGCCGCAACGGCCGCGCTGTCGAGCTTGCTGCGTAGATTGTCGATCAGCACGATCGCCGGGATCTGGCGCAGCTTCGCGGTGACGCGCTTGCGCCACTCCTCGTCGTCGCGGCCCTCTGTCATGACGCTGGCGCCGGCGCCGGTGAGGATCGTGGCGATGGCGTCGACCATCAGCGTCGCTCCGGAGCCGGGCGTCGGCTTCTCGATCAGATGCAGCGGCGTCGGCCCATCGATCATGCCGCGCAGGAAGCCGAGCAGCAGGAGGGCGACCACATGAGCCAGTTCGGCCGGACCGACGAACGGGAAGTCGCCCAGCAGGTCCTCGCACAGAAGGTTGCGTGCGCCGGCGATCTCTGCGGCTGACGGCCTGACGGAAATGGCAGGCACGGTGAACCCGGGCATCGGGGCGTAGAGAAGCCGTGCATCGGGGTGATAGCCGGGGATCGTGAGGAGCTTGCCGTTTCGGCCGAAGACCGGCGTGTTCACGATGCCGACCAGCACGGGCAGTGCCGGATCTGGTGTTGCGAGCACGGATTTGACGACGCCGAGCGGCGGCGGTGCCGCGACCAGCTCGCCCTTGCCGTTGAGCCGCTTCCAGATCGCAAGCCGCGCCAGCATGTGACGCAGGCGTTCCTCGGTGATGGTGGTCGCGACGGGTCGCCCCTCGTCGTCCGGGACGACCCATGTGAGCTGGCCGGCGAAGCGGTACATCCATGGCGTCCGGTTCGCTTCCAGGAGCAGGCTCCAGACCCTCTCGACGGCGCGGCCCAGGTCGCCCTCGTCGGCCCGCAGCATCGGCAGCGCCTGGCCGGGCCCTTCGTAGTTGAGGGGACGGTGCCGGCCGATCTGCAAGACCGTTTCGGCATCGACGACGCTGTCCGCCTCGGCGATCGCCCGCGCGACAGCCTCGGGCCCCTCGCGGAGCAGGAAGTCGTTGAAATCCTCGCCCTCAAGAGGCGGCAGCACGATCGCCACGTCGCGGCCCTGCGCGCGCAAGCGCCGGGCGGCGGCGTCCGCGGCGCGCATCCCGGCGCCGGAGACATCGTTGTCGGCGAGGATCAGGATGCGTCGCGCGGCGGGCGGCAGATCGATCTGCTCCAGGCCGGAGGTCGAAAGCGTCGCCCAGACCGGTAGACCAGCGCATGCGGTCATCGCCGCGAGCCCGGTCTCGATGCCCTCGCACAGCCCGAGCACGCCATCGGCGCCGATCGCGGCCAGTCGCACTGTGCCCCCGGCGACGCGGCCCAGCATCATCTTGGGCTTTGCGATCGGCGCCTTGGTGACGGCCTCGTTGTCGCTGGCGAGGTAGGTGCGATGGAGACCGATCACCGCACCGTCGCATGCGCGGACCTGGCCGAGCATCGCGGGATAGCCGGTTTTGGTCTCCCAATGCGTCAGGTCGGGATGGAACAGCAGGTCGGCCCCGCCGGGGACGGTCAGGCCGCGCCCAGCCAGATACCGCGCAACCGGCGAACCGGCGATGGGTTGCGCGGCGGACAGGATATGGGCGATCTCCAGGGCGGGGTCGCGCTTGGAGGGTGGCGGCGTCGGCGGCGCGCGCCGCGCCGGCGCACCGGGAGCGACGCCCGCGATCTCGGCCGCTTCTGCGATCAGCGCGCGGCCCTTGAGGCCCGTCGCCTCCTCGATGGCGCTGATCGGCCCGCCGCCCTGATTGCCGTCGAAGTCGATCCAGTCGCCGGCGTGCGCGCCGCGCAGCGCGATGACGCAGGATCCCATCTTGCGCGGCGCATCGCCCCGGATGTTGGCCAGCCGCCATTCGTCGCCGGACCTGCGACCGTTCGGAAAGAGACGCGGCAGCCATGTCTCGGCGGTTTCGCGCAGCCGCTGAACGATCAGATCCCGATCGTAGCGCGAGGGCTCGCAGCCGAGAGGTCTGGCGTCATTGAGGTCAAGCAAGGATCACCAGCCCCTTCTCGGCCCGCGTGATCGCGGTGTAGAGCCAGCGACTGCGATCGGCCGCGGTGCGCCCGAACCCGTCGTCAAAGACGACGACGTTCTCCCATTGCGAGCCCTGCGACTTGTGGCAGGTGATCGCGTAGCCCCAGCTGGTCTCGATCAGACCGCGCCGTGCCTGCCATTCCCGCCGTCCGCGCTCGGGATCGAAAGCGACATGGTCGGCGTATTCGCCGCGCCAGAAGCATTGCCGTCCGGCGATGCTCAGACCGTCCTCGGTCTCGACCATGGCGCTGAAGGCGAAGGCGTCGCCCGGATCCTGCCGCACGTCGGCGAGGGTCAGGAACATGCCGTTGATCAGCCCGAGATCGTGGCGGTTCTTGAGGCAGATGATTTTCTCGCCACTCCCGGTGGGATAGTCGGCGCCGAAACCGGCCGCGCGCTTCATCGCGGTGTTGAGGGAGCGCCGCGTCGCGTTGGTGCCGCAGATCACCTGTCCGCCCTGCAGCATCTGCGCGGGCGCCACCTCATGGCGCGACATCTTCCAGACATGCTCGTCATGCGCGCCGGGCGGTATCGGCAGACCCTCGCGGGCCATGGTGGCAAGCCGCAGGATGGCGCTGTCGCCCGCCTGGCGATGCACCTCGGTCAGCATCACGTCGGGCGCTGCTTCGGTGAAGAAGCCGAGGCCCTTGATCGGCGGCAACTGGCCGGGATCGCCTAGCACCAGGATCGGCTTGCCGAAGGCCAGCAGATCGTGCGCCATGTCCGCGCCGACCATGGAGACCTCGTCGAGGACGAGCAGGTCCGTATCGCGCAGGGTCGACTGCTCGTTGATCAGGAACTTCGGTTGGTGGATGTCCTCGAGGCGTAGCTCGAGCTGGGCGATCCGGGTCATTGCGAAGTCCCGCTCGGCCGGCCCCATGCGTGGCAGGTCGCGGCGCAGCGAGCCCAGATCCTCGGCCACGCGCGCGATCTCCTCGGGCGTCGCCTCGGAAACCCGGTAGATGAGGCTGTGGATGGTCTGGGCGGGTGTACCCTTGCGCGTCATGACCAGCGCGGCCTTGCCGGTGAAGGCGGCAAAGAGCACGCCGCCAAGGCCGCCCGGAGCCATCGGCTCCAGCCCCAGCGCCTCCATCGCCATGGCGGTGATGGTGGTCTTTCCGCAGCCGGCATAGCCAAAGAGACGAAAAACCTGCTGCTCATGCCGCCGCGTCTCGTACCAGTCGCGAATTGCGGCGATGGCGCGGCCTTGGGCATCGGAGAGGGTGATCGTCATGCCCTGACCTCCCAGCAGCGCGCAGCGTAAGGACAGAACCGACACAGAAAGAAATCGGCGCTCGCCGCAATCCGGGGTGGCAGCTCGCCGGCCTCCGCCGCCCGCAGGATATCGACGGCCTTGTCGGACAGCGCCTGCGCGCTTGACGGATCGAACGGCACGACCTCGTGGTGGAGCGCCTGGGTGTCTTTGTTCAGCGCCGTGACGAGAGCGGTCTCCAGTTCGAGGTAGCCCATGTAGAGCTGGACCTGGGAGAAGTAGACCGGCTTCGAGAGCGCCAGGCCGTGCTTGACGAGATCGTTCCAGGACTTCGAGCCGAGCGCCTTGTGCTCCCAGAGCGCCGGCCATTTCAGTCCGACGTCCGGCCCGGCGAGGATCACGCCGTCGATGTGGCCCCGCAGCTTGCCGCCCGCCGCCTCAAAGCCGAATTGTCCGCCGTCGGTGCGCTCGGTGCGAAGGTCGAAGCCCGCGCCGCGAAGCCAGCGAATCGAAAGCGTCTCGAACTGGTGGCCGGCGTCGAAGATGCGCAGGATCGCGCCATCAAAATCCTTGCCCTCATCCTTGGGCGTATGGGTCACCTCGTAGACGAGCTTGCGCGCGCAGGGCTCGCCGATCCGGCTGCCGCCGAGATAGTCGCGCGGCCTTTGACGCCGGTTGCGCGCCACGAGAGCCTCGTCGATCAGCGCATTGATCCGATCGGACACGCCGATCCCATCGCCGATGCGGCCATAGACGGAGCCGGAGCCGTGGTTGAGATCGACGATCATGGGCGCGACCTCGCCCGAGCCTTGGCGGCGGGGTGCTGGTCGCCGGTGCGCGAACGGCAGTAGTCCAGGAACCCCGGCGCGTTGAGATTCTCCTGCTGCGTGCCCCAGCGCAGATTGTCAGCGCGATTATTGGCTGCGTTCTCATCGAGGTGCATGACCACGGCGCCCTCGAAGGGCGGGCCGCCATGGAATGCCTCGGCTACCAGTCGGGCGACCTTGTAGGTGCGGTCGCCAATCGTGACGATAAAACGCCCATCGGCCTTGTTCCAAACGCCAAAGGCCGGCGTTCCGCCATAGGGGCGCTGCCCGCCGCGCGGCATCGCGCCACGATAAGGGACCAGCATGATACGTCCCTCATTGCTGGCGAGAACGCCAGGCAGGGACGGAATATCTCTCCAGATTTCTCCATTGGTCATGGCTATTCGTCGTCTCTAAAAGGGCAAGGGATCGTCGAGAGGATCGCGGGCGACCACCTGACGCTGCATCGACTCCTGAAACCCGTCGACGCAGGCCTCGATGATGCGGTCGATCTCTTCCGGCTTCCGGTCGTAGAACGGTTCCATCAGGTCGAGCTCGGTGAGCGTCTCGGCGAGAAACCGGCGCGCCTCCTTGATTGCTCGGGTCTCCATGTCGGTTTTGTCGATCATCCCGTTGTTCCTGTTGGCGAGCGCCGCGCCGGCATCGAGGCAGCGCATCGAGCAGAAGCGGTGATAAGGAAAGCGGTCCCAGCGCAGCTGGTGGACGTAGCCGAAGCCCCGCGCCTCGCGTCCGCAGACGGCGCAGACGCCTACCCGAGCAAGAGCCGGGTCAGGTCCTCTGCGTCGTCCGGCTGATCCTTGATCCGGTGCGAGGCCAGGACGATGAACCGCGAGATCGCGTTCGTCGCCATGGCTTCCAGATCGGCCAGCGTGAGCGAGGCGATGGGCTGGTGAAGCCTTCCGCGTCCTTCGAGCCATTGTCCCATCGCCTTCGCCGCCTCGCGCGTCACATGCGCCTGCCACTCATCCGCCGTCATGACCGTCAGGTGTTGAGCCAGGCCGGTCCTGTCACGGCAGGCTTCGGAGTTGACGGCGAAGCTACGGGCGGGGGCGCGCTCGGTTGCACCGTCCGGTTCCAGGCGGGCGCGGTACTTGCGGGCGCTTTCGCAGAAGACTGTCCCCAGGCCGGGGCTGCAGGCGGCACGGATGACGCAGCCTTCGGGCGCGCGCGGGTGCTCGGGCTCGGCGGCAGAACCTCGCCGTCCATCACCTTGCGCCACTCGGGTTCGCTCGGCAGAACCACGCGGTCGAGCTTGTTGCTGTCGCCGTAGCGCGGGTCGTCGCTGGGCTCGACCTTGATCTTGGCGACGAAGGTGATGCCACTAAGATCGGCAAGACCGCGCAGGATCCGCTTTGCCTTGGCCGTTTCGCTCATGTCGCTGGGATCGAGCCCGAGCGCACTGTCGATCATCGCGCGGAAGCTGCCCTTGGATATCTTCCAGCCGATGGAGACGCCGTGCTCGTCGACCTTGCCGCCCGAGACGGTGAACATCTGCCAAAACTTGCGCCGAACGTGCGTGCCCTCGGCGACGGTGAACTCGGCATCCACCATCAGCACGTCGCTGCCGGGCGTGTTCGACGCTTTGAGCAGCCCCCGGTCGATCTCGCTCTGGCCGTCGGCCCCGCCTGGCCGGATGGTCATGGTGATCTTGGCGAAGGTGCCGTCAGGGATCAGTTCGCCGCTCTTCTGCGGCTCGGCGTCGTTCATGTCGAAGCTCATGGCTCGTCATCCTTTCCGGGTTGAGTTGATCTTGCAGAGCAGCGCGCCGAGGTCGGGCGGCTCGGTGACATCGAGACGGCCGCTGCGATCCTTCGCCGGCAGGGCGAAGGGGTTGCCGGCGCGGCAGACGAGGCGGCGGACCTCGCCGCGCTCCGGCTCGTGCCGCCAGCTGTCCCCATCCGCCGCGAACAGGCTCATGGTGATGACCTGATCCACGATGCCGGGCAGTTCGCGGCCGGCCTTGCCGCCTTCCATCTGCGGCTGCCAGGTCGTGCGGTTGAACTCGTCGGTGACGCGTTCGAGGATTCCGACAAAGATCACGGTCTTGGCCTGAGCGTGCTGCAGATGCTTAAGCAGGCCGATGACCTCGCGGGCGAGCAGACCGTAGGCGCCGCGGGTGTCGGGCTTGCCGGTCTTGTCGGAGAAGGCCTCGGGCCGGGTCTTCGCCCAGGCCATGGCCTGGCGCGTCAGGTCCGTGATCGAGTCGACGAAGACGATGCGCTTGCCCGCAATCATCTGAACGAGATCGGGGTAGGTCTGCACGAGGTGCTGATAGTGCGCCTCCGAGAAGAAGCCACTTGGATCGGCGGATGGATTGACCCCGCCGACGAGGCAGCCGATGTCGAGCGCGTCGGCGAAAGTGCGCACCGGGATGCTGTCGCCGGGCCAGTCCTGGACCGACTTCATTCCCGCCTCGAGGTCGATGCAGAGCGTCTCGGCCGGTGGCAGCGATTTCAGTAAGGATGTCTTGCCGACGCCGCTCGGGCCGAAGATCGCCATGGTGGTCTTGGCGCCGGCCGCGGACAGCCGTTCGTCGGCGCTGACGATGCGCAGCGCCATCACAGTTCTCCCGCGCTGAGCGCCGGCCCGCCAAGGCTCAGCCGGAAGCTGGGCTTGCCCGTGCGCAGCGTGCGCGCCGGCTCGAAGGCCTGGCGGATCGTCTCGGGCCAGGCGGTGTATTTGCGCTCGGGCACCTTGATGGTGATCTCGACATAGGCGCGCGGGTCCTCGCCCGCGGCGCGGATGCGCTCGACGATCTCGCCGATGCGGCCCTGGTCCCAGTCGACCTTCTTGGGCAGGTCGGCGACGATCGTGACCGGGCCGTCCTCGAAGCGGATGGTGCCGGTATCCTTGTCCTGGGCGCGGCGCAGCGCCTGGGCGCGCTCGGCGTAGCGCCGGGCGATCGCGCCATCGATCCAGTCCTTGAGGGTCTTGCTCGCCTCCAGGGCCGCGGCGGCGTCTTCCTGCAGCATCGCGAGATGCTCGGCCGGCAGCGCCATCACGGCGCCTACGGGCATGGCGCGCACGTCGTCGAGACGAGGGCGGTTGGGGATCGTGTTCATCAAGCAGCCTCCATCAGAAGTTCGGTGACCGGCATCGCCAGGGTCTCTGGACGTGCGCGGGCGATTGCGAGGTAGGAAAACGCGTCGGGGCCATGCCGACGCTGGAGCAGGTGGACGAGGCCGCGCTCGGCGGCGCGCCAGGCGCAGCGCGCCGTCAGGCCCAGCCTGTCGCGGGCGTGCGGCGACAGCCGGCTCGTGGCCGGCCCCACATCGAGGGCGAGGAAGCCGTGGTGATAGGTCAGCACCTCGCCCGGGCGTGCCTGGCCCAGCCAGCCCAGGAAGCCGATCTCGTCGAGCACGGTCGGCTCGAGGGACACGAGCGCGGTCATGGCCGTATCCCCATGCGGTCGGCGCCGGCATCGCTGGACAGCCCGTTACGCTCGAAGGCCTCGACATCCTCCAGCCGGTAGAGCACCCGCCCGCCTACCTTGAGGTACCGGGGGCCATTCCCTTCCCAGCGCCAGCGCTCCAGGGTCCGGTGGCTCAGCGCCCAGCGGCGGGCCAACTCGACCTGATTGAGGTGCCGGATAGGACGTTCCGTCACGCCGACCTCCTATTTCTAGGCTTATCGGCCGCCTCTTTCTCCAATTTCTCGATGTAGGCCAGGACCTTGTCGGCCGTTGCTAAGGTGGGGGACCGGCCGCGGCGCAGATTCAGCACGAATGCCCCGTCACCGACGGCAGAGCGGCCAAATTCGCTTGGTTTGGTGCCCGTGGCCGCCAAGAAGGCCTCGACACGGGCCAGGAATTGCTCGCTGATCGTTCTCGTCATGGGGCGCATCAAACCGAGATGCGCCTATTGCGTCAATCAAAAGAGATTGGTAATTTCCAATCCCACCGAATCAAGGACTTGGACCTCATGATCCTCGACCCCATCCGGCACCGCGTGCTGAAGCTGATCGACGAACGTGACAGCGACCTCAAGAAGGCCTCGCTCGCGCTCGGCAAGAACGCGGCCTATGTGCATCAGTTCATCTATCGCGGCACGCCGAAGGTTCTGCCCGAGGACGTGCGCGAGGCGCTCGCCAAATTCCTCGAAATCGACGAAGCCGAGCTGCGTCATCCGGAAGTGCCGCCACGCAAGCCGCGCAGCGACACCGAACCCGATATTCCCGACGGCCCGCGCCGCCGGCGCGGCAAGCCGTTTGCCGAAGGGTTCTCCGCCGTTTCGGAAATCGACGTACGCGCCTCGGCCGGTCCCGGGGCGATCAACGAAGGGCTCGAAGAATCAAAAGAGACCTGGCTCTTCCCCGATCCGGTCATCCGTCACGAGTTCCGGTCGAACCCGCGCGATCTCCACATCATCACCATCGACGGCGACTCGATGGAGCCGTTGCTCTCCACCGGCGATCGGATCCTGATCGACACCAGCCAGCGCGTGCCCGTGCCGCCCGGCATCTTCGTCATCTGGGACGGCATGGGCCTCGTCGCCAAGCGCGTCGAGCATGTGCCGAACTCCGAACCGCCGAAGGTCGTGATCAAGTCGGTCAATCCCGAGTATCAAACTTACGAGCGGGACGCCGAGGAAGTGAACATCATCGGGCGTGTGATCTGGGCGGCGAGGCGGCTATGACTAGGAGCTCGTTCATCTTGGCAGTGGCGGGCGTTCTTCTGGCCGTCGATCCCGTGGTTTCGGTGGCTGATGACGCTGGCGATATGCAGCCGATCCGTGGTTTCGCGATCGACAGGACCGAAATGACGATTGGCCAGTTTGCACGATTTGCCGCAGCGACCGGCCTCATCACAAAGGCCGAACGAGATGGCGGTGGCCTTGTCTACGCGGCAGGCTGGGAGCAGAAAGTCGGCTGGACTTGGCGAAGACCCTTCGGCCGACCCGCCCTCGACGACGAGCCTGCGGTCCACATCACATTCCACGAGGCTCAGGCGTATTGCCGCTGGGTCGGCAAGCGGCTGCCGACATCGGCAGAATGGATCGAGGCCGCCTATACCGAACGGCGCCTCAAACCGCCCGCCCCGTTTCAAACAGGCCGGACATATCCTTATCCGACGGGCGACGGGCCGGAGGGGGCCAACTGCCTCGGCGACTGTGGCAAGCCGCCGGCAATCGATTATTCCGACGTTCTGGACAGAGGACGCGGACATGCGAGAGCCGGGACGACCCGTATTGGGGTCAACGGCCTTTACGACATGGGCGCCAACGCCTGGGAGTGGGTCGATACAGAAGGTGAGGCCCAGAAGGGCACGCGCGGTGGCTCGTGGTGGTATGGCGCGGCACAGATGCGGATGGATCACGACGCTTCGAAGCCGCCAGACATGGCCGTCGTATACATCGGGTTCCGCTGCGTAAAAGACCTTCGATGAGATGATGGGCATGGCCAGCACGTTGAAGCGATACCTCTGCGTCCTGATAATTCTGTCTGCAGCAGCGATTTCCAGTCACGCAAGGGGAGATGCATCTCTCTCGGGCGTTGCGACCGTGATAGATGGCGACACCCTCGAAATCCACGGACAGCGCATACGGCTCCATGGCATCGATGCCCCCGAAAGCGGGCAATCCTGCGAAAGGGCCGGACAACATTATCGCTGCGGCCAACAAGCCGCGCTGGCGCTTGCAGATAGGATCGGGCAAAGGACGGTCCGTTGCGAGCCTCAGGGGCAGGATCGTTATCAACGCGTCATCGCGATCTGCCGCCTCGGCGAGCAGGACCTAAACCGCTGGATGGTCGCTGCGGGTTGGGCGGTCGCCTATCGCAAATATTCGCTGGATTACGTCGCGGACGAGGAGCGCCCGAAACGCGCCAGGCTCGGTATCTGGTCGGGCAGTTTCGAGATGCCCTGGGATTGGCGTGCGAGGGGGGCAAAAAATTGAACAATCCGTCGAATCAGGCTCTTTGTTTTCTGGCGCTGTCTGCATTGATCGGTGGTTGCACGGCCACGCCCGAAGGAACCGAGGAAGCGAGGGCCTTTTACATCGCGCGCTTCCAGCCGCCGATCCTTGTCGACGCTGCTCCGGCCCGACCGCTGAAGGGATCGTTCAGCCTTGCCAACAACACGCGTCGCGTCGGCCTAGCTGATATGCAGCCGATCGTGCCGGCTTTCGATGGGCGCGGGCGCTTGTTGGCAAGCTGGAACCCTCATCCACGCGGCGCGGCAGGACGACCCACATTCGTGATCGTGCATGGCGGCCATGGCCTGGTGCCGACCAACTTCGCGACGGCACTGTGGCTCCGTGACACGCTCGGCGGCAACACGTTGATTCTGGACAGCTACTGGAGCCGCGGGCGCAAGGAAAACTGGCGCACTTACAACGAGTTCGGGGCGAACATGCGCGCCCTCGATGCGATCGCCGCCGGTCAATGGCTGCGCGATGTGCAAAGGACAGATCCGGACCGCACTTTCCTGTTCGGGGACAGTCAGGGCGGCTGGACGGTGCTGCGTACCTTCACCGACGAACCTTTTCTGCGCATGCAGGTGACGTCCCTCTATCGGGGCGGCATCGCCCTCTATCCAAACTGCCAAACGAACGGCACGCCGGAACAGCCGCGACTTGGCCCCTACACGCGGCCGGTCGTCATCTTCACTGGGGGGCTCGACGACGCCACTCCGATATCCCAATGCGCCACATCGATCTTTCGCCAGGCCAGCGCCTGGACCCACTATCCGGACCAGACACATGGCTGGGACACTGCCAACCGCGGGGCACACACGCCGGCTGTGGATGGCGAATGCAATCGGGCGATGAACATCTACAATAGATTCCCGATCTGCCGCAGCGACCGCACGACAGCAGATATGCGAGCGCGCATCGCCGCGTTCATCAACGCGCCCAGCGCCTCACCCGCCGACTAGAGGAAAGAAGTGTTCAAGCACTCAATATTGCGGGCCTTCAAGCATCTGCTTGTTCCGATCATTATTATATTCAGTACTGGCTGCAACGAAGCAGGCCATGTCTCGGGGCAGACTTCGTCGGCGATGACACCTGCTCCGCAAGGCGCGCCCAAGCTGGTGGAAGTCTCTCCGGGGGTCCACACTGTCGAAGGCCGACTTGCCGGTTTCGATCCGGGTAATTCTTCAGTGGAATTCCATCTGCCAGCGGGCTCGCCAGGACCACTGGTTCTGCTGATCCACGGCGGCGGCGGAGCGACCGATAACCGCAATATCATGGCGGCTCTCCGTGTTGCGGGTATAGCTGTGCTCAGCTTCGATGCCTACCGCATGAACGGCTTCGACCGTCCGTCAGGCTTCTGGGTCCGCAACATGACCTACGAGGCACGACAGCGAATGATCTACACAACCGCGCTCGCTGCCTATCGATGGGTTGTGACCCAACCAGGGCTCGACACACGTCGCATCCATATCTACGGCTTGTCGAATGGCGCCGATGTCGCCGCCAATCTTGCTGCGGTCGTCGACCCGGCGCATGTCGTCACCGTCTTCGCAGAGGGGACCGCCGGCGCCGGGCTAGGCCTGCCTGACCGGCTCGCGGTGCCGCTACGCATGATATTCGGTCGTCTCGACAATTTCGCCGGTCAGCATGCCCAGGATTGGCGCTGGCAGCGGCGTGTACCCTGCCGTCTTAATCGTGCTTGGCCTGAGGCACCGCCTGGCAATGCAGCCATGTGCAACGCTGTAACCGCCTCTGCCGGACACACACAAAGCCCAGGCGGCTGGGCCGAGGAGCAGCGCCAGCGCGGCGCCGATGTCGATCTATGGTTTTACGAGGGCGGGGCTCATGGCATCTTCCTCGGACCATTGCGTCAGCAGACCATGGCCTGGGCGAGTGGCACGATGCATGCCTCGGTCGGTGCGGAAGAGACAACTCGCCAACGCCTGCTCGCCGACATATTGGCGCGGATTGCGGCGGCGCGCTGAATGCCGAGTTCACGCATATGCGCCTGGGATGGCTCCGTATCTGATCAGGCCCATTCTAGAGATGCTCTCGGACTAGCGTGCGAGGGGGGCAAAAAATTGAACAATCCGTCGAAGCGGGGACTTTTTATTCTTTTGCTGCTGACCGCACTCGTCAGTGGCTGCACGGGAGTACCACAGGGCGTCGAGCCGGTGCGTCCCTTCGACGTTCAACGCTACAAGGGCGAATGGTTCGAGATCATGCGCCTCGACCACAGCTTCGAGCGCGGACTGACGAACGTGACGGCGACCTACACGCTGCGCGATGACGGATCCGTCGGCGTGCTCAACAAAGGCTTCGATCGCAAGAACTGCCGCTGGAAGGAAGCCGATGGTCGCGCCGTGTTCCAGGGCGACCGGGATACCGCGAGCCTCTCCGTGACGTTCTTCTGGCCGTTCGCCGGCGGTTACCACGTCTTTGCACTCGACCAGCAGGATTATGGTTGGGCTCTGATATCGGGCCCGTCCCGAAGCTACCTCTGGATCCTGGCACGCCAGCCCAACCTCTCCGCGGATATCAGGAACCGTCTGGTCAGTCAGGCTCGCGGCCTCGGCTTTCCGGTGGACGATTTGATCTTGGTCGATCACGCCAACCCGGACTGTGCGTCGGGTCAACCTCCCGCAAAATGAAGACCGCAGACATGAGACAGGAAAAATCTGTTGGTCGACCGCAACCGCGTAAGCTCCGCCAGGGCAAGCTCGTCATCGTCAATGACAAGATGCAGCGGGGCTATCGCTATTTTCTGACAGAACCTACCGGGCGCAATTTCGCTCCAGAGTTCAAGCCCGAGCTGACGCCGAAGGAGATGCTGACGCTCGGTGTCTTCGGCGGCAAGTACATGACCGACTGCCGGCAGGAATTTCCTTCGAGCTGGTTCACCCGCGCGAAGCTCTCGCCGTCAGGCAGAAACGACACCCTCAATTATTTCGGTGTCGATGCGAGCAGGCCGTTATCGGTATGGCGTCAAAACGGTTGGCTTCACGACGACGACAGGCCGTGATCAAGCCGTTCAATCGCCACTTCTTCGATTTGCCGATTCGTCTTCTTGTCGTCGTCAGGCGCGACAGCCGGAAAGTTACCTGCCGCACGCTGAAAGAGGTCGGAAAGCCGAACCCGAGTGCAGCACCCGTCACCAAGGAAGAAGCCCAGCGGCTGGTGGCGGAACATGGTTCGACGTGGCCGACGGTCCTGTTTCCGGGGCGTCCGATCTCGGGCGAACGTCTCAGAACAGATCTCGCGGACACGGTCTTCGAGGAACTGGGCGGTGTCTGCCTCGACCTCGATGGAATGCTGGGTCGGGGCGAGTGGTCCGATCGCGCCAACTGGATTTTTCCACTCAATCAGGCGGGGGTTCCGCAGGCGCCCTTCAACCGCTTTGTCTCGACCCGCGAGACCAAGGCGCGCACACCTCGCTTGCTCGAAATGCTGGGCCGGAACTGCGCGCTGCAGATCTATGTCCCCTTCGCGAGCTGCGATTTCGACAGCTGCAGTTTCAGCGTAGCGCTGCATCGCGATTTCGGTCTCGTCGGTAATCTCGATCCCGGCATCGAGGTCACCTATGCGGACGTGCTCCGGGGCGCCCAGAAGCCCTTTGCCGAGATCGCCCTTTCGACCAACACCATCGATATGGCGCCCGATGCATATGGCACCGTCACGGCGCAGCTCGAGGACGGAGCAGGCAAGCCGATCCGGGACGCCGATGCCGAACTCTATCTGGAGTCGACCGGCGGCTATCTGCCCAAGCAGCGCATCGCCACCAACAAGGGAAAGGCGAAGTTCCGGGTCGGCGCGTTAGGGCTGGAGGTCGGCGACAGCTTCAGGGTGAAGGTGGGTTTCCGGCATTTCACGAGCGTGGCCGAACTGACAGTGCGCGTGGTTTGAGCCGCCATGCTCAACATCTTCCTCGGCTATGCCTGCAATTTCTCGTGCAGCTACTGCCTCCAGGAACTCGATGCGTCCGATGCCGAGCGGCGGCGTCATCCGATCGAGCCCTTCATCGAGCGCGTCGTCCCGTTCGTCCGGGAGAAGGGGATCAAGCGGATCGACTATTGGGGCGGCGATTGGTCAGGTGCGCGCCAAGCGCATCACCGATGCTTGGGCCGAGCAGAAGATCGTCCGCGAGATCATGGTCTTCCTGCACAGCCATACGGTCGGTACTGCCCGCGCCGTCCGGATCTACAAGACCTACGGCGCCGACGCGGTCCAGGTCATGACCGAG